AGGGCGGCGATTCCTTTATCGATTGGTCCCTTTGGGAAAAGGGGATCACGGCGGCCACAAACGGAATCAATGCGCTCAAGTCGGCAATCGAAGGGGTAATTGGGGCGTATACGAGTTGGTACGAGAAAACCACCGGGCATAAATTCAGCGTCGGCGATTTCATCGATAGCGCGAAGGCCATCGTTGGCGTAACGCCCAGCGGCAAGCCTGGCGGCGGGCAGACTACCAACGCCCAGGCGAAGGCCGAAGCCGCTCGCGTCTCGCAGATGACGGGAATCCCCGCTGATATCCTCTACGCACAATGGGCGCATGAGACGGGAAACTTTACCAACCGCGGCGCGAAGGATCTCAACAATCTCGCCGGCGTCAACGTCCCGGGCGGCAAGGGGCAGGATTATAGGAAATTTTCGAGCATTGACGAGTTCGGAGATTACTTCGCCAAACTGATGCGGCCGGGCGGCCGGTACGATGCTGCCCGCTCCGCGAAGACGCCCGAAGCCTTCGCCGCGGCGCTCAAGGCTGGCGGGTACTACTCCGACAGCGAGAGCAATTACGCCACGGATATGCGGCGTTATATGAACGGCATCCAAGGGGCGGCCGGCTCAGTGTCGGCGGCGAGCCCCACGCCGGCCGGCTCGGGAGTGTCTTCGAGCGATAGCAGCGTTACGAACCATATCGGAGAGATCAAGGTTTACACGGCGGCCACTGATGCGAACGGTATCGCTCGGGGTATGGATTTCCTATTTACGAGTCAGGCTAACGCGGGGCTCAACTAATGGTGATCACAAGTATCCCCTTCCCCAACGTCCCCGAGTACCCTGGCGTACCCCAGTTGGCGCGGCCGGTAGAGTCAGCAATTGCCGCGGTCCCCGTGCTCGCTATTGGGATCGGGACGCTCGCGAGCATTCTGGGGAGCGCACTACAGCAAGCGCCGCGCTGGGGGATCTGGGATCAAGCCGGCAACCAGGTAGGAATAAACACCGTCGCCAAGACTGGCGCTCTACAAGCCGTGGGGAACGCTCTTGAGAGCCAACTTACGGGAAGCTCGCTCGCGGTCTTATCTACCTTCGGGTTTGATTTTACGAAAGAGATGCGAGTGAGTGACTTCCCCGTTGAGGGCGGATCGTTCGCGAGCTACAACAAAGTTGAGATGCCGGCTAACCCCGTCGTCACGCTCGCGCTCGCCGGCACTGAGGGGGACCGAACTACCTTCCTCAACGCCATCGATACGGTTTGCAAGTCAACGCAGCTTTGCACCGTGATCACTCCCGAAGCCGTTTACGATAACTACACTGTTGATCGGTACCGCTACCAGCGCCGCGCCGTGAGGGGAGCAACGTTGCTCATGGTTGAAGTGTCGCTAAAGGAAGTTAGGGACGTGGTAGCGGCATTTACTACCGTGACTGTCACTCCTATCGTAAATCCCCAAGATCCCGGCGCTACGTCTCAAGTGAGTAACGGACCTACGCAACCGATAGCACCGCCGACTTCTACGCTCAAGTCACTTGCGAATAAACTGGGGCTCAACTAATGCCCCAACAAATCTCTACTCAACCCGTTCCATCTCAGATATTGCAAGTGTCACTTGCTGGGCAAAGTTGCCAGATTGCCATCTATCAGAAGACGCAAGGGCTCTTCGTGGATCTCAACGTAAACGGCATTGATATCTCTATAGCCGTGATCGCACATGATGTTGTACCGCTGGTTCCTACCGGCTATCTTGGATTTGTGGGGCAACTGATATTTACGGACACTCAGGGGAGTAACGATCCGACTTATGACGGACTCGGGAGCCGGTATCAACTCGTATACCTGACTGCCGCGGAGGTTGCTAGTGTCCAGCTTCTCCAATAAAAAAGAACTTCGTTTCGTGATCACGCTCGCCACGGGGAGTTTTGGTTCAAGCTCCGCTAATCGGGTAACTCTTGACGGCCTACGTGCGACGGTTGAGATCGAGAACGCTGGCGGGCAGATGAACTCGACTCTTCGCGCTCAAATCTACGGCGTAACTCAGAGTGATATGAACGCAGTGACTACTCCCTGGGGACCGCGCCTGATCAATCGCAATACCATATCAGTCTACGCAATCGACGGAGCGCAAGAGACTCTAGTATTTGCGGGAGATATGGTCAACGCATGGGGCAACTATCAGAATATGCCGGATGTGTTTCTACAAATTCAAGCTCAAGCCGGCCTGATCAATCAGCTTCAACCCATCCCCCCAACCAGCTACAAGGGCACTATAGACGTTGCCACGGCGATGAGCCAGCTTGCCGCAACGATGGGCTACACTTTCGAGAATAACGGAGTGACCGTCCCGCTCTCAAACCCATATGTGGCGAGCACTGGAATTGAGCAAGTCAAGAGTCTAGCAAAGCAGGCAGGTATTGAGTGGGGACTCGATAAGGGAGTTTTATTTATTACGCCCCCCAACACTCCAAGGGGCTCACTTATTCCGCTGATATCGGCATCTACTGGAATGATCGGATACCCTACCTATGATGCTCAGGGCGTCAACATCAAAAGCCTTTTCAATCCAGCAATCGTATATCACGGAGCTTTTACTGTAAGCAGTTCCGTTCCACGTCCTCAGGGAACGTTGACGGCCGTACCATCGCCCAATCCCAACGTTACTCAATGGATAGCTTTTTCCGTTGTACATAGACTTGAATCAGAGAAGCCGGGCGGCGCGTGGTTTAGCACGGTGAGAGGAAACCCCAGTGGCTTCGCAATCTCCAATTAGCTTAGGCGCTCTTGCCCCGTCCTCTACCTGGGGCGAATATAACAACATCATTTTCGCGGTACAGCAAGCCCTATCTAAAATGCAGACGGGCACGCTAGTACGCATAGAGGCTTGCACAAACGCCGGCGATCTCTCGCCCGTTGGCTTCGTTGACGTAACCCCGCTGGTAAATCAGATCGATGGATCTCAGCCGGCCAACCCCACGCCCCACGTTACGATTTACGGGCTCCCTTACTTGCGGATGCAGGGCGGAACTAGCGCCGTAATCTTAGATCCCCAGAAGGGGGATATCGGCGTTGCTGTCTTCGCGAGCCGGGACATAAGTAAGGTAAAGAGCACTAAGGCGCAAGCCAACCCAGGCAGCTACCGGCAATATGATTTCTCGGACGGCATGTATCTCGGGGGGATGCTCAACGGCGTGCCCCTGCAATATATTCGCTTCGGCTCCGATGGGATAAGCATCGTAGCTCCGGACACGATCACGCTCACGGCTCCCAATATCGTAATCAACGCATCGGTAGCCGTGACCATAACGGCTCCGGATATAGCATTAGATGGTGCTTTGGCGTCAACTGGCGGCGATGCTACCATGAGCGGGAACCTTACGACTAGCGGCGATGTGACTGCCGAAGGAATCAGTCTCAAGAATCACACTCACACTAGCGAAACGCCAGGTACCCCAACGAGCCCGCCATTATGACGATGTTCAATACGTTACTTTTGGACACCGATCAGTGGGATCTAGTCTTGGATGCCGCGGGTAATATCGCGATGGCGTCTCCGCCCTACTCGCTGGCTCAAGATGTGGCGAGCGCCGTCCGCACGTTTCTCGGAGAGGTTTGGTATGACACCACTCAGGGGATACCATATCAATCGGACGTGCTCGGTAAGTTACCGCCGGCGGCGATGCTCACCCAGCTTATAAGCAACGAAGCTCTAACCGTGCCGGGAGTTACTTCGGCGCAATGCGTAATAACTTCCTTCGATACTCGGGGAGTTTCGGGACAGATTCAATTTACGGATGAGTCGGGGGAAATAACCATTGTCAACTTCTAGTATTCCCGGCATTCCTACCACCAGCGTTCCGCCGGTCCAATTTACTCCGCAAGGGGTAACGATCCCCACTGATACGGACATTCTTGCCGGCGTTCAAATTGATATCAATTACGCATTCGGGGGCGGAGTAAATCCAAAGCTCACCACTCCGCAAGGGCAACTGGCTTCGAGCACGGCCGCCATTGTTGCGGACAAAGATGGGGAGATCGCTCTCATCTGCAACCAGGTAGATCCCCAGTATGCGACCGGGCGCTTTCAGGATGCTATCGGCCGCCTGTATTTTATGACGCGAAACCCGGCGACTTCCACGGTTGTCGCTTGCGTTCTCACCGGCCTGGTAGATACTCCGGTACCTGCCGGAACGCTCGCCCAGGACACTTCAAATAATACCTATGTCCTTCTAGCGTCCGTCACAATCGGCGATGGCGGAACGGTTATGAGCAGTTGGGCCAACATCGCAACGGGACCGATCCCCTGCCCCGCTACAACGCTCACGCGGGTATACCAGGCCGTACCGGGCTGGGATACTATCAGCAATCCGGAAGACGGCGAACTAGGGCAGAACGTTGAGAGCCCGAACGAGTTTGAATTTCGCCGGCAGCAATCGGTTGCCTTGAACGGCCGCGGAACCTGCCCATCTATCAACGCCGAAGTATTCGCCGTCGCCAACGTACTCGACTGCTATGTAATCGACAACCCCAGCGGCGTGACAGTCAACAAGGGATCGACAAATTACCCCCTGGCTCCCCATTCGGTTTACGTGGCAGTTGTCGGCGGAGTGGCGGCCGATATCGCTCAAGCAATTTGGAACAAAAAAGACGGGGGATGCAATTACAACGGCAACACCAGCGAGACGGTTTTAGATATGGATTACGAATATCCTCAACCGGCTTATGTGGTGAGCTTCGAGATCCCCGCGGCGCTGCCGATCCTCTTCGCAGTGCAGATTCTAAACAACCCGTCGCTGCCGGCGAACATTGTTGCTCTGGTGCAGGCTGCCGTCATCGCGCAATTCAACGGTACCAATGGCAGCCAGCGGGCGCGGATTGGCTCGTTAGTCCTGGCGACTTCCTACTATGGCGCAATTGCGAGCGTAGCCAATAACGTGATGATCGTGAGCGTCCTAATCGGGACGGCCGCGCCAACGGCCGCATCGGTACAGATCGGAATCGACCAGGCTCCGAGCATCGCCGCGGGCAACATCTCGGTTACGCTCATATGAAAAACTTTGAGCAAACAATCCTAAGTCAGTACGGCAATAGCGCCACGATCACCGCGCTCATTTTCAACATGAACGAATATATCCGCGTGGATGCGGATATCGATAATTTTTATAGCTTCATTTGGGACGTGTCGCAGGCTCAGGGCTTCGGGCTCGATATCTGGGGACGCATCGTAGTAGTGAGCCGCGGAACATTGCTCGATTCGGACTATAGAGCGCTGATCATGCTCAAGGCTCTGAGTAATATCTCAGCGTCTACCGCGCCATCGATCAACCAGCTTCTACGTAATTGGATGGGTACCCGCGGCCGTTGCTACATGACCGATATGGGCAACATGGAAATCGGTTACATTTTCGAGTTTATTCTAGAGCCGTTTGAGATCGAGATCCTCACGCAAGGGGCGATCTTTTTGCGGCCTGCCGGCGTCGGGGGTACTGTCATAAGTAGCGAGTTTCCTGTATTCGGTTTCTCGGAGGCAGGCGAGTACACTGCCGCACCATTCGGGCAAGCCCCATTTATAGCGGAGACATATGCAGTTAGCTAACGCACCAGTCAAACTAGTTCTACCCTTCGCGAATACCGGCGCTAAGACCGTGATCCCGGTCCCCTCGCAGATCGCCATAACTCCCGGCGCGGCTTCGTATACGGACGGCTTCCCGCCGCTTACGATGACGGCTGTAAATGCCGGAGGCGTGCCCCCGAGTGGTCAGGATTTCAACGGCATTCTCAACGAGCTATCTGCTCTCTCGCTCTGGTATAACGCCGGCGCGGGCTTCGCGTATGACGCACCATTCGCCGCGGCCGTTGGCGGATACCCGAAGGGGGCGCGAGTCCTGCAGGCAGCCGGTAATGGTTATTGGCGGAGCACGGTCGATAACAACCTAACCGATCCTGACAGCGGCGGCGCTGGCTGGGTACCGGAGGGCGCGAGCTACCTCTCAAGCGTCTATGCTTCGGCTCAGCAAACGCTCGCTCTGGGAACCTCGAAGGTACTCTTCGATACGGTTGAGTTTGACGATGGGCTATGGAATGCCGGCGCTCATCGTTTTGTTGCCCCCTACGCCGGCCGCTATCGCGTCGGCGGCTCTGTTATGCTTGCGGCTCCCGGCGGTCAACTGCTATCGACTCAGATCTTCAAGAATGGCGCTCTCGCGAAACAATGCTTCCAAGCGCCCCAGGTTAGCGACGGAAATATGAGCCTGCCCTTTGAAGCATTGCTCAACTTGGCGGCCGGCGATTACCTTGAAGTCTTTTTAGTTGCCCCTGGTGCAGCCGTGCTCGCCGGGCAGGTTGGCAGCAATCAGGCTTACGTGTTTGCTCAGGCTGAGTATCTCGGGACATAATGAAGAGTAAGCCTATCCCTGGGGTAATAATGGCAAATAGCATGGAAGTAACCGAAGCCGCGGATCTCGCCGTAAAGAAGGTTTTCTTTTTACTGGGGGTAGACGTTGACAATGCCGCAAGCGTTGAGAGCTTCCGAGAGGATCTTCGGTTTGGCCGTAGGCTTCGCAAACTCGCTAATAGTGGCGTGGCTGGGATCGTGGGGCTTTTGGCGTTGGGTTTAGTGACCGCTCTTTATAGCGGAATAATTTCTTCGCTCAAAGGAAGGTAATTCCAATGAATCGCATCCCTCAACCGTTTTGGGCTGT